CTACGCTCCATCCTTAAGTTGTTGTAGTTTATGGATGTTTGACTTGCTTGTCACGTCATCATCATCACGACTTGCCCAGATCTTGCCAAAAATCTCAGATGCCTCGCTGGGCGCGTTCTCCGGGTGTTCATAGATTTGCGCTACGAGAGCGACCGATTTCCATCCCCCTGCCTTCGCGATCCGCGACGACTGCCAGCCCTGATTTAGAAGCTGCGTGGCGAAGCTGTGGCGCCCTGGCTGGTGGGTGCCGAGATACTCGACGCCAGCCTTCTTGCAGGCTCTCCGCAGCGTGTTGTAGACGCTCGATCGATGGACGTAGCCGAAGACCAACCCGTGACGCGGCTCAATCGCATGAACAAGGCGCGAGAGCACAGTGGGCATCACCACGTCAGCGGCTTCCCCGTTCTTCGTCTTCGGAATGTGGACATGGTTACCGCTGATCCAGTGCGGCTCCATCCGAACCGCCTCACCAACGCGACGGCCCGTCACTTGCAGGAATAGCATCAGCGCGAACAAGCGGTCAGGCATGTATGGCTCTAGAGCATCCAGATACTCTGGTCCAACGGCCTTGCGCTTTGGCTTCTCGACCTTGAAGCGTCTCACCTTGATAGGTGCGCACCACCCCTGCTCGTGGCTCCAGTTGATGACGGACTGCGCAGGTGTGATGCCCTGCCGGTTCCACGTTGCGGCGTTGGCCTTGGGATAGGCCCGCTTCGCGGCTTCACGGATGTCGCGCGGTTTGATGTCCCGCAGGCGGATGCCTTCGAATTGCTGCGCCATCTTCATCAGGAAACGGATCTCGCCACCGTCCTCTGCATAGGCCACGGCTGCGGCGTCGAATGTCACGATCTCTTCCGGGCCGTATAGATCGGCCTTCCAAAGCTTCGACTCTACCGCCGCTCGCTTTTCTTCCGCCTGCTTAGGATCGCGAGTTTTGAGAGATTGTCGGATGCGCTTGCCAGTGGGTCCGGTCCCGTGCAGGTGAGCCCAACCGTTGATCCATTTGATCTTGAGGCGCATTCGTGAATCTCCTTGCGCAGGCGCTTGATGTGCTCAGGGTAGAAAACGTACTTCTTTCCTCGGCGCTCATAGTGCGGGTGCTCTTTTAGCAGGTCTGACAGCGTGCGGCGAGAAATGCCGAGCGCGCTTGCGGCGAGGTCCATAGACGCAGGCTCGACAAGCCAGCTAGGCTGTTGTGCGTCGTGTCTACCCATCGGAGCCTCCATTCAATGCATGGGCAATTGCCTCTGCGCCATCTTTGCTGACAAATGGGAGAACTGGCGGGAACCTCTCGCCCGTAGCAAGTTCAAATGCTTCCGCCGTCTTATTGTAGTCATTCGGCTTGTCGTCTGTGACGTACCAGAACGGCCAATCATCGGTCTTTTCTGATGCGCTTCTTGCACGCCATGCCATCACTCGCCCCCTTCCTGCTCGATCAGGGCGCAGAGAACTCGCTCATCATACTCATTTTGGCACGCATTTTTTGCATCGCTAATCGACTTGAAGTAGCTGCACTTTGATTGGTGCATAAGCCAAACACGCCACTTTTTCCCATCACGATAAATATCATAGTGGCTTCCTAACCCTCTACCTTGGCAATATTCACTGTCTCCATACCAATTCAGGTGGGCCACCTTTAGCCCTGACACCTCCAGCGCCTTCTTGCGGTCAGTCATCTTTAGCCTCCTGAAGTGCGGCGAGGGCGGCGCGGGCATTACCTTGCCGCTGTAGCGACTCATATGAAGCGTTAAGAATACCAACCTTCCTGATTGCTTCATGCGCTGCGTAATACTCGCGTAGAAGCTCCAACTCGGACTGCATCGCCTTCACGCGCGGGTCTGAGAGGATGGCGCGGGTGTTCCACGTCTTGATCGCGTCTTCGTTCGTTGCGTGCTCTTTCGAAATCAAGACAACGCATCTCCCCATGCAGGCAATCCATGCTGGGCGGTTATCCTGCGCCTGCCACAACTCAGCAGGCCCGCCACAAAACGGACACGGCAGAAGTTCCGGCGCGCTCATTGCTCACCTCCTGCGCGGATGGCGGCGGCGATGTCCTCGCAGGCCGTCACGTCGCACTCAACGCTGCCCTCATTGGTCCAGTATTTCCAACGGCCCTTTGCGATATGCGCGCATTCCTCGCGTTCTTTCGCCTTTACCCTCTCAACTGCCCCTTGCATCTGGGCCTGCGCGGCTTCGAGGGCGTCGGCAGCGTCTTGCAATGTCTCCCAGACCTCTGCTGGTGACATGCTTCCTGTTGAGCGAAGCCGCTCGATCAGTTCCTTGTGGTCAGTCATTGGTTTTCTCCGGGTGATCGGGCCACGGCTGCCAAGCCATCGGCGGCGTGTCTTTGCTGTACATGTTCCAGCGACCCTCTTTCGGGAGCCATCTGGAGACGGTAACAACACCATCGTTGCCTGCTGCGATGATCCGCGCCGGAACGTGGTGCTCGTATTCCGCAACTGCGCCGTTCTTCACCGTGCGCTGCCTGATCTCGGTATGCCCACGCGGGGCCTCGTCCATGTTGAAGTTCCAGCCCATCATTTTCTCCAATAGTTGAACTCTCCCGCCAGCATGTCAGCGACGATCGGCAGATAATCGGTGTCTGGCCCGTTGCGTTCGATCCAGCTTGCCTTGCCATTATGGATGGCGAGCGGCCCCCACTGGTGACATTCCTTGCACAGCGGAATTGTCTGGAAGTCGCTGGCCTTGGCTTGGCTGTAACGCCCGCAAATGACGTGGTGAGCGTCGGAAGGTCCGGGTTTCCCGCAGATCACGCAGGGGAGTTGCTTGACGCGGTTCATATGCCGTATCCCCGCAGCTGTGCCGTTGGCGGGCTTCTCCGCTTTGAGGCCGAGCGGGCCCCGCATGTTCGGGACGATGCTCATGATGCGTTTCTCATAAGCTGTCTTGGCTCCACGCCGATCTGTGCCGCAATCCATTCCAAGATGGCCGTTTTGCTCTCCTGAAACCGCTTGGCGCCCATTGCCTTCCGGCTCTGGCTCTCCGGGTAGCGCACCACGGCGACACCATCACGGACGATCGCAAGCGCGTATCCGTGGCCCTTGGAATGGGCAGCTTTCAGCTTCGTCGCTACGTCCTTCGCGACCTTGCCATCGCCGCAGTCAATCACTTCCTGCTGGTAAAAGCCGGTCATAATCAGCGCGTGCTTGCGGAGCATTTCAGGCGTTTGCGCCCATGGCTCCCAAGCGACTGTCTCAGGCAGGGTAGCCCATGCGTCATTGACCCATGCGAACTGGTGGCGGTGTGTGGCATCGCTGCGCCCGCGCTCGATCTCTACCGTCACAGGCTCACCCTCTGCCAGTTGTGGCAGAGTGTTGGTTTCCAGCCGCAGCGTTCCGGCGAAGTATCTGGCGCGGTATTGCATCAGTTCGCGTCCTCCCGCTGCATGTCAGCGAATGCCCGGTCAACAGCCTTTGAGGCTGCGGCGCGGTCGAAGCCATCCAGCACAAGAATGAGGAACGCCGTGTCACGCACCGCCTCAGAGGGCCAGTTTGTGCCGCTGGCTGTCTTGATGGCATCGCGGGCTTGCTCAAGCGTGGGGCGGGTCATTTCTGGGAAACCTTCTCGGCAGATTCAAACATCGCGCAGAAATGCGACGGAAGGCTGTAGAGCGATGCGTGGTATCCGCTGGCGTCCTGAACGACAGCCGTCCGGTCCTTGTGCTCAGCGTTCATGGCCCAATTCATACCTGCATCCCATTCGCCAACGTCCTCGGCATGCGGGGTTCGAGAGCACAGGCCAAAATCACCGCGCCATGTCTCATCGAACTGGTCATCTGGCTTAGCAAAAAACTTGCATTCATCGCATCTCATAAGCTTCTCCTTATCTCCACACGGCGCTTATGCGGCCTGCTTGGCCTCGAATTGCTTCTTCAGGTCATCTTTGATCGCTTCGACGCGGGCTAGTTCATCCGTGCCTTTCAGCTTCACGAGGGCGTCGGACTCCGACTTCCAAATCGTGCCGAGTTCGGCCATAGATTCCGCGCTTTCGATGCGGTCGATAATCCGCTGCGCCTCGTCCTCGTCGGGCGGTCCTTTTGCTGCCTTGTCGTGCTGGTGATAGGGGACGTTCTTGACCTTGCTCCACGGGTCTTCGGCCCATGCTTTCCAGTATTTGCGACCACCTTTCTCGCGCACTTCGCAGCGCACCCAAGGGCTATCGAGGCGGTAGAGGTAGCGCCCAATTCCCCACTTCACGGCGGCGCGCTTGAGGGCATCAGAAATGCCACCCTTCTCAGCCTCAACCTGCGTTCCTCCAGCGCCATCAGACTTGCTGACCCACTCGTCACCGATCTTGATGCTAAGAGTGCAGATCACGCGGCCAGAGGCGGTTTCGGTGTAGCTGTCTTTCCACCCACCAGCGCCGCAGACTTCATCAAGGCGGTCCATCACGTCCCTCGCGTCGATGTAGGCGAGCGCCATTGCGGAATGGGTGCCGTTGCGCTCGAATGGCTGCCCTTGGACGCGCCAGTGAACTGCCTCATTCGGGAAGGGTTTCGCGAGGTCTTTGATATTCATTACCGTGTCCTCATCGTGATTGTGTCGTCACCGCGCACTAGCTCAGCGCCTGGAACGGTTTCCCCCGCCTCGATCTGTGCCTTGATTGCGTTCTTGTCCGGTGTGGTGATCGTCTTCACTGTGCAGAGCTGCGACGGGATCGACGTCTCGTCGGTGATCTGCACAGAGACGCGGCCAGCCATCTTGGAAACCGTGGCCCGCGGGCGCTCCAGCTTCTTCTGCCCGATGGCATCAAGAAGCATCAGCATTGCGCCCTTCTTGGCCTTCGCACGGGCGCTGATGCGGTCCATGCGTGCCTTGAGTTCCGTGATCTGCGCCTTGATGGCCTCGGCCAGAGCCTCGTCGCCCTGTTCCTCGGCAATCATGCGGTCCATCAGTTCAAGTGCGTCTGTCTCGCCCTCGATCATGTCGAGAAACAGATCCTCGTCGTCGCCACACATGGCGCGGATATGCTCTGCCATGTTGCGGACGTGTCCGGTGTCGATCTTCATGCGGTCCTCCACTTGTTCACGGGGATGCCAAACGACATCCAGATGTATTTGCGGGCTGCGGACGTGCGCCATTCCCAGTCAGATGAACCGACAGGATATGCGCGGCGCTCGCGGATCATTTGCAGTGCATGGTCACGCGGGCTCATTGGCTCTTCTCCTGCTGGTAACGGACCTCTGCCGCATGACCCATCGGGTCGAAGATGATCAGAAGGCCGATGGAAAGAATGACGGTGCCAACGACGGTCAAAACGGCTACCTTGTTGCGCGCCCAGAAGCCTTCGTGCGGCGGCGGCTCCAGCGCTTCGAAGTGCTCAGCCATGCGGGCGGATTGCTCGGGGCTGATGTCGTGGCGCAGGTCGGTGGGGTGGAGGGTCATTTCACATCCTCGAGAACGCTTTGCGCATACGAAATCTGATCTCGCAGGCTGATCGTCTGCTCGCCGTCTCCTATCGTGCGTCCGTGATAGAAGGTCTTCACATAGAGGCCTTCTCCGACCTTCCCTCGCATATCAGAGAGGATGCATTCTGCGTGGCTGATAGCTTTCTCAAGGCGCTCAATACGCTTGATCGCGGCCTCCATTGCGCCCTTCGCGCCGATCATCTTCTGAACCTGCTCTTTTTCGCGGGCGATCTCGTCTTCGGTCTTTGCCATATGTGTGTTCTCCGAAAGAAAGCGCCCGGCTCCAGCTTGGGAGGAGAAGAAGGCCGAAGCCGGGCAGTTGCGCCGCGCCCAACAGGGGAGGACAAATCGCGGCGGTGGGGGAGGTCAGGCTGCGCGGAACTCAGCGAGGCTTTCGACGTCGCGGTCATAGGCATCGCGCGCGGCATGATCTTGCCAATGCGTCTCAGCCTCGATGCTCCACTGGTCGATTTGCTGAGAGCCGAGCCACTCAATCAGGTCTTCGCTGGAGAACCACTTCCCGAGGATCGTGGCCCCGTCGATCTTGAAGCCGCATTGATCAGAGCAAGCAGTGACGCTGCAGTCGCTGTCGTTCAGTTCCTGCACGGTGCTGTCGAACTCGAAGTCAACCGTGGCGTTTTCGTAGAAGCTGTCGAAGGTCATCACAGGCCCTCCCCTTCTTCGCAGTCGATGGTGACTTTGACGCAGGCGAGGCGCTCCGGTGTGTAAACATGGTCAGCATTTTCACGAACCATATACATTGCTGCGTTCCCGTTTGGGTACAGGTTGCACCAATACTCACGCTTGATGCGCGGCTTGACCTCGATCAGGTCGTAAGGCATCTCGTCGCTGTCAGTCCATTTCCCATCCGGGTAATGGCGCCGAACGATCCCATCCTTTGTAAGCGTAATGACTGGCTGCGTGCCGGATGCATCGACGCAAAGAACGCGCGCGGGACCGCCGTTCCGGTAGCGATATTCCTTATCCATGCTGATCATCGGTGATCCTCCGGTTACTGGCCGCACATCAGCGCAGGCACTTCACCAGCACCAATCGGTGCAGGAAGGCTCACATGCTGAGGGCGAATGATCGTCGTGTAGATGTGGAGAGCATCGGCATGCTCCTCCAACATCGCGCCCCGCAGACGCGGGGAAACGTAATATACGGGGCTGTTGGTCATTGGGTTCTCCATCTGAGCCGCGATTGCCGGGGTTGGTTCTTCGGCGGCTATGGGATGAAGGTATGTGAAGTTTCACATGCCGTCAATAGGACATTTGGGAAAAATCACATTAGGCAGCAAAATAAAAAGACGCTAATCTGTGAGCATGCACAGACTCAGCGCCTTTTCAGACTATCAGATTCTCGTCGGATTGCTGGCTATTAGCCGGGCTCGCGGGGAATCGCCTCAAGAGCGGCTAGAAAGCGCGATTGCTCTTCTGCCGATAATTTCTCAAGAAACTCAGCAAGTTCGGGACGCAAGTTGTGCCTCTTACCTATCCCAAGCATCTCCCCAGGATCGCGATTAAGCGCCTTACATAGGGCAAATACGGTTGAAAGCTTAGGGCTAGCAACCCGGCGTTCGCGTATGTCCGTTACGGCTCTGGCGTTTAGCCCAGCCTTCTTTGAGAGTTGCGCCTCATTGAGGTCCAACTCTTTCATGACGCGCAACATGTTGCGCCGGAAAATCTCACCTTCATCCATGGTGAGAAATTTACCGTAGTCAGCTTCTGCTGGCGAATGTGAAGTTTCGCGTTGCGATCTGTGAAAAATCACATTACCTTGTCGGACATGAGCACCGACACCCAACAACTTGCGTCCGAGATCGAGGCCGTCGCCAAGATGCTCGGCATCTCCCCCAGCACGGTAGGCGAGCGCGCCGGGCAGGGAGGGAAATTTTACGAACGGCTTACGAAAGGCGTCAAAGGGAAGCCCGTCAGGGTATGGCCCGAAACCGCTGTGAAGGTCCGTCAACGTCTCGTGGATATGCAAAGCGAAGCCTCCGAAAAAGAACCGTGTGACATTTCACATGTGGGCGGAGACGACGCAGTTCAAGAAGGCGGTGCGAAATGACCGCTTATCTGTATTGCATCGAAGCCGTTGATGCTGGTTACGCGAAGGTTGGGGTTACATGCCAGCCAAAGCATCGCCTGTATGCCATTGGCACGACAGCGCCTCATGAGATGAAGTTCCGTCGCCTTCTGCTGATCGACAGTGACGCCGTGGCATACGCTCATGAGCGGTGCGTCATCACCAGCGCAAATCGGTATCGCGATCGTGGTGAGTGGGTCGTCGTTGACGGTCACCTTGATAACTTGCTGGACCGCGTCACACCCGCCTTGGACGTGACGGATAGATTTGACGATCTGTCATCTTGCGGAAGGAAGATCACGAGCATTGCAGAGGCCAAGGCGGCTCTCGCTTACACCAAGCGCCGCGAAAGGGTTCTCGAAAGCCAGCAAACGTTCCTGATGCCTCCTAGGGGCGCGAGCAAGGATCGCCTTGATAGGGCAATCGTCCTTTCTCGGCTTTCTGAAGGCTACGGCGCTGAAGACGTCAAAGTGATGGACGGGATACCCGTTGATTTCTTCTGGCAGGTTGTCCGCGAAGAACGCTCGAAGCAGGAGGCCACCGCATGACCCTCCGCGAAGCCCTTTTCCTCACCATCGCCTTTCTCCTGAGCGGCGTGGCGTTTGCGGCGATCATCTTCTGGAGCCTGATATGACTGACATGACTGTAGAAACTGCTGGCGTCCTTTTCGAAATCAGATGCCGCGGCATGATCGCGCGGATGTATGCACTTCGCAACGTTGAACCGACCAAAGAGGTGTGGGGATACATTCTTGATGAGGAGGAACTGACGCTTCGGACGATTGGAGAGATTGCTCACGAGCTTGGCTTCCACGTCGATGCCGTCTTCCAAAATGCGGATGTGCCGGAGGTGTTGGAATGACCCATCCCAAAGGACTACGCCTAGCCAACGAGACGTATGCGCGGGAAGGCTATCCTGACCGTCTTTATATCCCGCTCAATGCCCTGTCTCAGTGGCATAGGAAGTGGCCGTGCCTGCCTGCATTTGAGCCTGTCTGCGTCGGTGACCCGTGCGAGGTATACGTGCGCGTCCAGAAGGAAGATGAGCTGGATACGCTGAGAGCTGAGAATGATCGGCTGCGAGAAGCCCTTCAACTCTATGCTAATGGCTGTGATGCGACTGAGACGCACGCATGCGGATACGAGGGCAATCTGTGCTGCATGACTGCTCGCCGCGCCCTGAAAGGCGGTGCAGCATGACCCTCGTAATCTTCTCCCTCGGTGGCCTCGCTCTCCTGTGCATGGCCGGTGCCGTCATCGCCATTCTTACGGGGTTGGCGTGATGACCGAGACACCCGCACAAATCGCAGCCCGCTACGGGGCCACTGTCAAACCCGGCGTGAGCATCAAGCGCATTCGCCCCGGCGTAAGCGGCATCTGGGATGAGTTCGGCAACGCCCGGACCTGCCAACTGCATCCGCGCGCCAAGGCATTCTACACCCGCGTCAAGCGCGCAATGGACGCAGGCGCAAACACCGTAGCCGAGATCGCGAAGCAGACCGGCATCAACGAACAATCCGTTCGCCAGTGGATGCAGCGCATCCGCCAAGAGCGCACCAGCATGGAGCTATCCCAATGAGCAGCGTCAACTACAGCTTGATGCAGTTTCTACGCCTCGTGGATGACTTCAGCTCCGACACTGAGTGCTGGAACTGGATCGGCGCGGGAAAAGGAAATGGTTACGGCCATACGACGGTAAACGGTCGCAGCATGGGTGCGCACAGAAGGGCGTTCATCCTTTTCTATGGAGAGATCCCAAGCGGCTTTGATGTTTGCCATTCTTGCGACAACCGGGCCTGCGTAAACCCGAACCATCTTTTCCTAGGTACTCGCGCGGAGAACATGACCGACGCGATGGTTAAGGGCCGAACTGCTGGCGGAAACAGAAAGCACCTCACCGAGAAAACGGTTCAGGAAATCCGCCGTCGCATTCGAACTGGTGAGCCAGATCTGCTGATTGCGCGCGCCCTCGATGCGAACAGCGAAACTGTCAGAAAAATCAGAGAAGGGAAGTCCTATGTCGGGATCGGTCAATAAAGTAATTCTCATTGCTCGGCTTGGCGCTGCCCCTGAGGTGCGCAGCTTTTCCAATGGCGGGAAGGTCTGCAACCTTCGGGTAGCAACGTCTGAGACGTGGCGCGATAAAAGCTCTGGTGAACGCAAAGAGCGGACGTCTTGGCATAGCGTATCCATTATGTCCGAGCCGCTGGCAAAGGTGGCTGAGCAGTATCTCCGCAAAGGGTCAAAGGTCTACATCGAGGGCCAGTTGGAAACCCGCAAATGGAGCGATGCTAACGGTCAGGACCGCTACAGCACGGAAGTTGTTCTGCGCCCCTATCGAAGCGAGTTGGTCATGCTCGACGGGCCTCAGGGCGTCGGTCAGGGCAACGGGCAATCCTCTGGCGGCTATGGCGAGCAGCAGGGCAGCGGCTACGGCGCAGGCGGGCGACCCGGTGGTGACTTCGACGACGAGATCCCATTCGCTCCGGAGGTACGCGCATGAAACGTGCTCCGAGCGCATACACCCTTTCCTCGCTGCAATCCGTTCTGAAAAGCGGATGCAGCGCTGGCATCGGAAATACTTGGTATCCCGCGCGACCCGAGGGCCTGCATTCCATAAAGAGCCGCCTCCATCTGGCGTGGGAAGTCTTCACGGGGCGCGCGGATGTCCTGCGCTGGCCCGGCGGACAGTAGGAGGCCGCAGAATGACCAGCAGCATCAAACGCGAGGGCGACACTGCCGTTATCAGCATCCCCATGAGCGAGGTGCATAACCTGCGCGTCTCTCTGGAGGAATGCCCGTGCAAGGCGCCGAAGTCCACGGTCGGTATTCAGCGTCGCAAGGCTCTGTGCGCTGGTCTGGCAAAGCTGGAGGCACGGGGATGAACGGATTCATCAGCATCATCGCAAAGCTCGGGCCGAAGCCTGAGCCTGTCGTTGACCCTATCACGGCGCTCCGCAACGAGAACGAAGCCCGCCTGTCTGTGGAGGGCAACACCACGCGGCGCGGGGAAATCCTCGCCGAGCAGAAGCGGATCACCACGGCTGCGCTGCGGAAGGGGGTGCCGCATGGCTGACATTTGGGGCCCGTGGATCGAGCACGATGGGAAGGGCTGCCCGGTCCCGGTAGGGACTATATGCCATTTGGTTTGGCGGGACGGGCTCGAGATAATAGCCAACGTCGAGGGCAGTGGCTCGTGGGTGTGGGGTGACCTCCGCTACAGCTCAACGTCGGGGCGTAATAGTTACGGGGAGCCCCTCGTTCCGATCGTCCGCTACCGCATCCGCAAGCTTCGCGGCCTGACGATCCTGCAAGAGATCGCCGCTTACCCTCAGCCAGTGCGGGAGGATGCGTGATGGGCAAGATGTCTCGCAACAAGGGCGCAACCTTCGAGCGTGAGTGCGCATCTGCACTGCACGCAGAGCTTGGCCTAACCTTCTCGCGCAACCTTCGCCAGTATCAGACAAGCGGCCACGGAGACCTAACGACGGATCACGAGCGCTTCCCGTTCTCGCTGGAGTGCAAGCGGTATGGCTCAGGGGCGGGCTGCCGTCCTGTGTGGCAGGCACAGGCAGCGGAGAGCGCAGAGAGCGTCGGCAAGTTCCCGGCGGTGCTGTTCCGGTTCGACGGGGCAACGCAGATCCGCGTGTCGCTTCCGGTTCGCGCGATGCTTTCGCAGCTTTCGGCAGACCCCGGCGATGCGTGGGCAGAGATCAGCTTCCCGGCGTTCTGTGCGCTCTGTCGCGAGATGATGGCCGATGCCTGGATGGCGAACGATTATGCCGATCTGCACGCGAAAATCATCCCCAAAGGATCAACAGATGCAGCATAAATATGTGGATGCGCCGGAAAAATCCTTTGTTTCACAGGTGCATGGCGCTAGAATGAAGCGAGCCGAGCAGCGCGCCAACGCTAACCCGGCTCTAACCAAAACCCGATCAATGGAGGATCGTGGAGTGGCCTTTGATGCCAATATAGGAAGCGGACGCGAGTCTGCAAACAATAATCAGAAATATCTCACCGATAAAGAGGTTGTCGCCGCGTCGTACATCAACGGCGGGATTGTTCGCGACATCGCTCGAGAGGTTAGCTACGCGTCCGGCGTGAAGCTCTCTGCTATCCTAGGACCGTCCCGTCTGAAGGAGCATGTGCGCGCCCGAGACATGGTGATCTATGCCGCAAAACGCATGGGCCTTTCCGCCTCGCAGATCGGGCGTGAGCTGGACCGCGACCACTCTACAATCATCGTCGCAATTCAGCGCGAGGAAAAACGGAGGGCGCCAGAGTGAGCCTCCCATACTTCCCCATGTTCCCGTCAGACTTTGAGGCAAAAACCTCTCATCTGACGATGGCCGAGGATGGGGCATACAATAGGCTTCTGCGCATTTGCTGGATGACGCCGGGATGCACGATCCCTTCCGACGAAGCATGGATCATGCGCCGCGTTCGGGCATTCGCAGATGCTGACAAAGAGGCGGTGAAGTCCGTCCTGAGTGAGTTCTTCGACCTAGAGGGAGGCAGATATAGCAATGCTAAGCTGCTCAAGATTTGGGTGGAGGCACACGACGCTCATGAAAAGCGGAAAATCGCTGGGGCAAAGGGTGGAAAAGCTAAGGCACTGAATTCAAACGATAACGACTCTAGCAATGCTAAAGCAAAGCTCAAGCAACCAGAACCAGAACCAGAACCAGTATTAAGAGATGATACTAACGTATCATTGTCGGAACCTGCGGTGCCGACTCCAGCGAATGAGGTTTCGCAGGCTGTCTCTGCATACAACGAAACTGCAGCATCCACTGGATGGCCTCAGGTTCAGAAGATGACCCCCAACCGCTCTACGCAAATACGGGCTAGGCTCCGCGATTGCGGCGGGCTTGAGGGGTGGGCTGTTGCTCTCAGCAGGGCGCGAGAAAGCGACTTTCTGTGCGGACGCACGGCGAAGCCTTGGACCGGGTTCGGGTTCGATTGGCTCATCAAGTCTCAGAATTTCACCAAGTTGATGGAAGGTAACTATGACAACCGAGATCGCAAAACAGCAGGGGCCGCAGATGATCCGGTGCTACGGGCAATCGCTCGAGCCGCAGGATCGTTCTAAGCACCGTGCGTGGATCGGTGTTCGTGTCTCTGCCTTGCTGGAAAACTACTGGCAGACCAAGCCGAGCGAAGCCACGCTTGAGATGATCTATCAGGACTGGATTGACGAGCTGGATCACTTCACCCGCGAGGAGATCACCGCAGCATGTCGCAGCTGGGTTTCCGCAAACCCTCGCCGCAAGCCTAACTTCGGTGACATCTCGGCGCTTGTCGTTGCCGATCGCGCCGAACGCAGAGCAGCGCTCCCCAAGCCGCCAGAACCTGAGGCACGCCCGCTCCCCGAGGACGTGGAAGCACGCCGGAAAGCTGCCGAGGAAATCATGGCTGGTTTTGTTTCGCGGCACAGACAGGGGCACGCGCAATGATCGAAGGCCGCATCCCACACGAGTCACTCGCAATGCTCCGCATGTGGCGCGCTGTCGCCGCTGGGGCCATCACGGACGCCGCCCGGGAAATCACCCGCTCTCATGGCAAAGACCGCGAAATCGCCATCGACTACCATACACGTTATTTCAACGGGCGCGACTGGCGCGAGGTCTGCGAGACGGCAGGCATCACGCACAACCCAGACGCCGTGATGCGGTTCCTGACATCCGACAAGGCACGACCCACGGCGCAAGGCTGCCAAGTTTCGATGGGCGTCACCACCAGAAGCCAGGAGGCTGCGGAATGAGGGTATTGGTAGCTTGCGAATATTCTGGCGTGGTCCGCGATGCGTTCCTGCGCATGGGGCATGAGGCCATGAGCTGCGACCTGCTTGATACTGAAGTCCCCGGGCCGCATTACAAGGGGGATGTGCGCGACGTGCTGGATTATCCGTGGGATATGATGGTGGCTCATCCGCCTTGCACGCATCTCAGCGTCAGCGGTGCGCGGCACTTCGAAGCAAAGCGCATGGACGGGCGCCAGCAGGCAGCGGTCAGCTTCTTCATGATGCTGGCAAAGGCAGACATCCCGCGCATCGCGATTGAGAACCCGGTCTGCATCATGTCGAGCCTCTACCGGAAGCCGGATCAGACGATCCAGCCTTGGCAGTTCGGCCACGGTGAGACGAAGGCAACCTGCCTCTGGCTCAAGGGCCTGCCGCTGCTTCGCCCGACGAAAATCGTTGAGGGCCGAGAGGCGCGCGTTCACCGAATGCCGCCTGGACCGGATCGCTGGAAAGAGCGCAGCCGCACATTCCCTGGCATCGGAGAAGCCATGGCCCAGCAATGGGGATGGCGCGAGGATATGAACCTGGAGGCTGCGGAATGAACAACGAGCAACAAAACGCAGAGCGCAAAGTTTCAGTAGTTCTCGCAGCTGTCCCGGATCCGTGGCGCGGAGTTATCGAAAGGCTCATTGAGGAGCGCGATTTCTTGGCAAGGGCAGGAGTGACAGAACTGGCATCGCGCAACCCATCAGTGATGGAATACATGCAGCACTGGGAGGGCCGCGCAGAGAAGGCCGAGGCCCGCATGTACCAGCTGCGGAAAGCTGGCGATGACCTTTCGTTTGCGGCGCAGACATCGGGCGGAACGGCAGGTGAAGATCAGTCTTTGAAAGAGGCGATCTCGGAGTGGGAAGCCGCTACGAAAGGCATGATTAAATGACCCTCCAGACGCAGATCGAAACACAGGCCGAGACGATCAGCCGTCTAAACACGGAGCTTGCCCGCTACCGCAACCGCGAGGCGGCGCACCTCCGCATCATCGAGAAGCAGGCGCACACGATCGAGCAATACCGCAAGCAGGCAGACCTGGCGGCAATGGCGCGGGCGATATTCAAGGAGCAGGGATGATGGATGGAAGTGCATTTAGAGGGCTTGGAGAGGCAATCGCAGCAATGTTTTGGGTGTCAGTTGCTGCAGTCATAGGGTGCATAGTTCTGCTGATCTATGTGGTCTGGTCGTGGGCAACGGCACCAGAGTGGCAGTACGAGGCAATCTCTCGAGGCTTCGCGACCTACTGTCCGAGTAGCGGAGATTTTGCTTGGAGAGGTGAATGTAAAAAGCAGGAGCAGGGACAGTGAGCAAGACAAAGCGGAAAGCAAAGCTGCGCAACGGAACGCGCAAAGGCACATTCGGAAGGGCAAAGCCGACCGTTGCGATGATGCCTTGGGATATGGGAGCCAGCGGGCCAGCGAACCGGCAGAACCTTATCGAGGAGGGCGCGCCGACGATCGACCGTGACACAGGCAAGGAGCACAACCCCAACGGCGTGAAGCGGATGCGCCGCCATAGCTGGATCTCGATCTATCGACGCAAGGGGAAGCTAAGCGAACGGCAATTCAACACGGCTGACCAGATCCACCGGGCAAGCCTCGGGAAGCTCTCCGATGACCCGCTGCGAGCGCTGTTCATTGATCGTGGTATGGCCTGCGACGACGCACAGGCGGCGGCATTCGACCAGCGGCGCGCGTTTCATCGCATCGACGCGATGATCCCGGATTATGCTCGCCCGGTGATCGAGCGTGTCGTGATCGAGGATCAGCCGCTCTGGCCCGGAACTGCGCATGAACGGCACCTAGACAGGCTTCAGCGCGGGCTGGATGAAATCGCAGATGTGATGGATGCGATGCGAAAGGTGCGCAAGATATAGGTGATGCTTGACGCGGAACAGAAATGTCCGTATCTTCAAGACAATCGCCAGAGGCGCGACTGGAGAACGGTTGCGCCTTTTTGATTCCGCTCTTTGGCGGTGCATCGCACAATGACCATGAAGCCTTGACCGGTGGATTTAGGAGTGGTTAGTCGCCCCGTAATTTCCGATGCACTTCCTGAGCGCGGCGGCGTGGAAAGCAGACACGCTACGTGATTTCCCGAATTGTGGATGATGTTGTCAGGCAATCCCCTCTCCACACTAGGAATAGCGTAAATATTTGTTGTAACCTGAAACAATAGTCGGAGTAGCGAACGGCCCGCGCTCACCTAGTCGTGCGAGAGATCGCACAGGGCGGAACGCGAGGCTGAACCTTTCGTAGGGGAGGTGTAGGTCTTGCTTAGGGCGGCTAGATTGGTCGCCCTCTTTATGAACATTGGCTCTGGTTCGCCTCAAGGCTCTGCCCGGAGGATAATAGGTCTACCGATTGGAGGCCCGGACAGAGTCAATGTGCACCAACGCGCAATCAAGAGTGGATCAAGAAACCGCACTTCTTTGCAGAAAGCGCAAAGAACATGAGAGCATCAAGGGAATACAGGCGCTGGATTAACCGTATGCGAAAGAGGCATGGCGGGAAGAATGGAGTTATCCGTTCTGCACTTCTCGATGCGCCTGAAATGGAGCGCAAGGACGTTAACAGTAAACGTGGCCCGCGACATGCTCAGCGGGTTAAAGCAAGGTCCGCAGGACACGGCTAAGGCAACCTCCTGCGACTCCGACTTCTGTGCATAATGCGCACACAACACCGCTCACAAGACAGTGAGCCAGCCCGTCGCAATCGCGGCGGGTTTTTCATATTAACTGAAGCCTAAATGAGCGCTGCCCAACCGGGCGGACCATGGAGGGTATGATGGGCAGGCCGCCTAAGTATCAAGATAAGTATGCCAAGCAGGCCGAAAAGCTTTGCTTGCTTGGGGCTACAGACCAAGAGATCGCGGATTTCTTTGAGGTCGATGTGCGGACTGTCTATCGCTGGAAGAACGATCATGACGCCTTTTGTCAGGCCTTAAAGGCGGGCAAGGAGACTGCGGACGATCGCGTCGAGCGCAGCCTGTTCCAGAAGGCTACGGGATATGAGCAGGAAGAGGTGAAGATCTTCATGCCTGCTGGTGCTGAGGCGCCCGTCTATGCACCATTCCGAGCGAAGTATGCGCCAGACACGACTGCAGCAATCTTCTGGCTCAAGAACCGCCGCCCTGATGAGTGGCGTGACAAGAAGGAAATCGAGGCAAAGACGTTCAACGTCACGATCTCCGGTGATGATGGCGAACTCTGATGTCCTTTGAACTGACGCCCAAGCAAAAGGAAGTGCGAGCGATCTTCTCAAAGGCCTATACCTACCTCCTCGTCTACGGGGGCAGCCGCAGCGGTAAGACATTCTTCATCATCTACTCGATCGTAGTTCGGGCAATGAAGGCGCCAGGATCGCGGCATGGCATCTTCCGCAACGATGGGGTGGATGCAAAGCAAGCAATCGCCAAGGACACACTGCCAAAGGTGGTAGGGCTAGCATTCCCTGACCTTCCTCTCACGTGGAAAGAGCAGGACGGATACTTTGAGCTGCCGAATGGCTCGGAGATTTGGATCGCTGGCCTGAAGGACAAGGCGCGGCTCGATAAGGTTCTGGGCCGTGAATTCGCGACCATCTATCTCAACGAGGCATCGCAGATTACGCTCGAGGCTTTCGAGGTGGTCAAAACGCGCCTCGCCCAGAAGGTGAAGCAGGTAGACGGAAAGCCGCTCAAGCTGAAGCTGTACGTTGACCTCAATCCGACGACATCGGCGCACTGGACATACAGAATTTGGGTTAATGGCACGCACCCGGACGGCGACTTCAAGATACCGGACCATGAGGCGAATTACGCTCATATTGTGGTCAACCCGAAGGACAATGCGGAAAACCTACCGGAAGAATACATCACGGCGCTGAGCAACATGCCGGAGCGGATGAAACGCCGCTTCTTCGAAGGCAGGTTCACGGCAGACGACGACAATGCTCTCTGGCGCCGGGATTACATCAAGCACGAAGACCCGCCCGAGATGAAACGGGTTCTGGTCGCGATCGACCCTGCAGTGACGAACGCAGCCGGAAGCGACGAGACGGGCCTGATCGTGGTTGGCGAAGGCGTGGACGGAAAAGGCTACGTGCTCGCAGATGGCAGCGGGAAGTTCCGCCCCGAGGAATGGGGGCGCCGCGCATGGTCGCTGTTCGACACATACGATGCTGACCTGTTCGTTGCCGAGGTGAACCAAGGCGGGGATATGGTCGAGTCTGTGCTGATGGCGCAGGCAAAGGGTCGCACAGCCAAGGTGAAGAAGGTTCGGGCAACCCGCGGCAAGGACGTGAGGGCCGAGCCGATCGCAGGCCTCTACGAGCAGAACAAGGTCCGACACGCAGAGCCGCTGCAAGAGCTGGAAGACCAGATGTGCAGCTTCACGCTGGGCTTCGATCGCAAAGAGGCTGGCTACTCCCCAGACCGCGTGGATGCGTTGGTGTGGGGGCTTACCGAGATATTCCCGTCGATGACCCGAAAGGTCGTTGACCCGAGCAGATTTGAAATCCCGGCGGCTGCCGGTGGAAGTTGGATGGGCGTATGATGAAAGACGACGACATCATTCACGAAGCCCGCGAGAGGGTCGATGCGGCCATGTCCGCTGACCTGATCAACCGCGAAGAGGCCGAGACTGACCTGCGGTTCGCTGCAGGCGACCATTGGGACGAAGACGACCGCCGCGAGCGTGAGCTAGCCAAGAAGCCCGTTATCACCATCAATGCCATGTCGCAGTTTGTGCGGCAGGTGACTGGGCAGATCCGTGACCTTAACCCGGCAATTCGCGTAATGCCTGCGGATGGCTCTGCAACTAAAGAGATTGCAGAGATCAACGAGGGCTTGATCCGCCACATCGAGTATCAGTGCGATGCGGCTGACGTCTACGAAGGAGCCGCAGAGAGCGCGGCGCAGTGTGGCATTGGTCACTGGCGCATTCGCACCGACTATGTCCCGGGCTTGAGCTTTGATCAGGAAATCCTGATCGAGCGCATTCACAACCCGTTCGCAGTCATCTGGGACCCGTGCGCAAAGGACCCGACCCGAAAGGACGCGCAATACTGCTTCATCCTCGATGAAATGAAGCGCGAGGAGTTCAAGAAGGTATATCCCAAGGCTTCTTGGGAGTCCCTGAGCGAGGACAACAAGCCCGCAGGGATGCAGTACTTTTTCTCGGGCGATACTGTCACGGTCGCAGAATACTACTGGATCGAGCACGAGAAGGTGAAAATCGGCCTGCTCGAAGATGGCCGGATCATTGAAAACCCGCGCCCGCCCATGCAGTACGTCAAGGAGCGCATGGTGAATATGCCGCGCGTGAAATGGGCCAAGATCACCGGAAACGAAGTGCTGGAAGGCCCGCAGGACGTCGCTGGCGAGTTCATCCCGGTTGTGTCCGTGGTTGGCGAAGAGCTGCACATGGGCGAGGGGATCTATCGCTCGTCGGTGATCCGCTTCGCGCGTGACCCGCAGCGGCTTTACAACCTCGCGCAGTCCATGTCGGCGGAAATCATGACGCTGCAGCCGAAGGCGCCGTATCTGGTCACGACTGAGAACGTCGCTGGGCTTGAGCAGTTCTGGACCGACGCGAACAAGACCAACCGGCCCTACCTGCCGTTCAACCCGGATGACTCCGGCTATGTTCCGCAACGCATCGCGCCTCCTGTGCCGTCCTCGGCAGTCCTGCAGTCCATCCAGATCGCAGGCGAGGATATGAAGCGCACGACGGGCATTTATGATGCCAGCCTCGGTGCGCGCTCGAACGAGACGTCAGGCGTGGGTATCAAGGCGCGTCAGGCGGAAGCTCAGAACGGCAATTCGATCTATGCCGACAACATGGTGAAGTCGGTAACCCATACGGGCCGCATCATCGTTGGCATGATCCCGAAGGTTTACGACACGCAGCGCACGATCCGCATCCTTGGCGAGGATGATCAGGAGACGCTGGTTCAGATCAACCAAGTAATGCAGACGGAAAATGGTGAGATGGCGATGAACGACATGACGGTCGGTCGCTATGACGTCCGCATCGCTGTTGGCCCGAGCTATACGACGAAGCGTCAGGAATCGAGCGACGCCATGATGGAATTCATGCGCACCAACCCGCAGGCCGCGCCGCTCATTGGCGACCTTGTAGCGGGCATGCAGGATTGGCCCGAAGCCGACCGCGTTGCAGAGCGTCTTCGCAAGGCTCTCCCGCCGCAGCTTCAAGAGCCGAGCGACAAAGAGCAGCAAGACCCGCAGGCCATGCAGCAACAGCAGCAGGCGGCTCAGATGGCGCAGCTCAGGCAGCAGATGGAAATGCGAAAGGAAGACGCCAACACCCGTAAGGCTGAAGCAGATGCAGCCAAAGCTGAGGCGGACGCCAAGAAGGCAGCAGATGATGCAGTGAAGGCACAAGCCGACGCTGAGGAGGCCATCGCGAATGCGCAGAAGGCCCAGTTCGAATTGGCCCAGATGATGGGATCAATGCCTCCGGGGGCTAGCCCGGTTATCCAACCCTAAGAGGGACAAATGAGCGAGCAAGAGCAGGCTGCCCAAGAATGGGCGGCCCCTGAAGTCTTGGATACTTCCGAACAGGAAGCGCCGGAAGCGGTGGAAAACACAGAAGGTCAGACCCAAGAGGATCAGACCGCCGAGGAAAACGCAGATCCTGATGGTGAAGCGGAAGCCGAGGAGAAATCTGAAAGCCAGAAGCGCCGTGAGCGCAAGAAGGCACACGAACAACGGCTAAGGGAAGAACATCAAAAGCTGAAAGAGGAAAACGAGCGCTTGCGTCAGCAGGCAGAGCTCGATTCTGGATTTGGCGACCCCCCGAAAGAGAGCGACTACGACGACTACGGGCAGTATCAGGCTGACCTCGCCGCACATAAGGCGATGCAAGCGTTGGCCGCGCGCGATAGTCAACGGTCCAAGGCTGAAATGGACCGTCGCGAAGAGGCGGAACGCGCCCTCCAGCAGCAAATCATGCAGGAGCGTATAGAAAGCCTCAACGAGCAGAAAATCGCTGCCCGTGAGCGTTACGCTGACTTCGATCAAGTGTTTTATTCTGCCCATATTCCGCAGCACGTCGCGGAAATGATGATCGAAAGCGATCAGGCAGCAGACGTCGCTTATCACCTCGGGAAAAATCCAGTGGTTGCCCGGCAGATTGCCCAGATGCCCCCGCTGGCTGCAGCACGTGAACTTGGCCGCATCGAGGCCCAGATGAGCGCGCCGAAGCCGAGAACCCAATCGAAAGCCCCCGAACCCATCACGCCTGTTCGCCCTGCGGCAAGCGCGACCAAGGACCCGGACAAAATGAGTTCCGACGAATATCGCGCATGGCGTGAAGCGGGCGGCACGTTCTGAAAAGGAAGTAAGAAATGGCGAACGATTTTCGCACTCCTTCTGCGATTGCGCAGGAAACCATCATGCAGCTCGAGAATGAGCTGGTCATGGGGAACAAGGTCCACACTGACTTCTCGAATGAGTTTGTCACTGTTGGCAATACCATCCAGGTGCGCCGTCCGACTCAATACAGCGGACAAGATGATAATCTGGATATCACCGGGTATCGCGAAGACATTGAGCAGGCCACTCTGCCTGTGAAGATGAACCGCACTGTGACGATTCCTATCAAGATTGGTGCTCTTGAGCGCACGCTTGATTTCGATCGTTGGAATGAAGATGTGATCCAGCCTGCCGTTATCAAGATGCGCGACCGCATCGAGACCGAGCTGGCAAGCCTTTATTCTGATCTCTACTACTTCACCGGCACTCCAGGAACTGTGCCTGCGACCTTCAAGGCGCTTGGTGAGGGTGGCGCGATTATGACTGATGGCGGCGTACCTAATGCAGGCCGCTTTGCCGTGCATGGTACTGACGCATCCCTTGAACTGGCTGATGGGTTGAAGGGTGTTTATGTCCAGGGCACTGCAAAGACTGCTTTTGAAGAGGCAAAAATCGGTCGCTATGCCAAGTTCGACAACTACGAGTCTGTGCATGCGCCGACTCATACTGTCGGTGATTATGGCGGCACCCCCCTTGTTAAGGGCGCCAGCCAAAACGTGACCTATGCGGCCTCAAAGGATACTGGCACGCAGACCCTGGTAACGGATGGCTGGACGGCTTCGAAGACTGGTCTTCTGAAGAAAGGTGATGTGTTCACTATCGCTGGCGTGTTCGCAGTAAATCCGATCTCCAAGCAGTCCACGGGTCGTCTGCAGACGTTTGTTGTTAAGGCAGACGCAGACTCTGATGGCACCGGCAACTCAACCCTGACGATTGCCCCGGCAATTATCACCTCTGGTGCCTATCAGACCGTCTCTGCGGCTCCGGCTGACAACGCCGCGATCACCGTCAAGTCTGGGGCGGCAAACGCCTCTCACAAGCAGTCGCTGCTTCTGCACCCGAAGGCATTCACGCTGGTTACCCGCCCGCTTGATATTCCCAACGGTGCTGGCCTTCGTACTTCTACGAAGTCTGGTAACCGCGTGACGATTTCCGTCACCGAATTCGCAGACGGCAATACCCTCGATAAGACGGTGCGCCTTGATATGCTGTTTGGCGTTGCAACGATCGATGATCGTCTCGGCGCTCGCCTGACTTCGTAATGACAATGGGCGGGGCTGTAGTGGCCCCGCCTTCTTCTTCGGGAGGCTGATATGGCAACTGTCCGAGACATCTACACCCGCAGCCTTCGTAAGATCGGCGTTCTCGCGATTGATGAGACGCCAGATGCCAATATGGCAGATGCAGCGCTAGATGGCTTCAATGATGCCATGTCCTCGCTCGCTGCACGTGGCGTTGGCTACTATCACGCGAATCTGACGCATGACAGCACGTTCCCTATGGTGGACGAATGCCACAATTTCGTCGTCAACATCGTTGCAGCGGAAATCGCTCCGATGTTTGGCCGAACAGGACCCGATACGCGCAAGGACTTCATGTATCTGCGCGGTGCATTCCTGACAATCAAGGAAGCGGATCTGCCGGAAACAATTCTCGAGATGCCGTCGCAAATCCGCTGGGGTTCTACCGATGCCGATGCTTGAGTTTGTCGGCCAATCTGCGCGCGATGCTGACAACGTGCAGGCGGACCCGTCGCGGCTGATCAACTGCTATCGCGAGCCGCTGATGGGCGGGCGCTCTAAATATGCGCTCAAGTCTGTCCTGGGGGAGACGGAGTTTCTGAACTTCCCCGAGGTGTTCGTGCGCGCGCTCGAGACGGTTGACGGTGACGGATACGCAGTTGCGGGCGGTGACTTCTACAGCTTCGGCTCCGACGGCTCTTTCGTGCGTCTCGGCGGCGGCGTCTATGGCAACGCAACGATTACGGGAAACAACAGCTACGCGTGTTTCGCGAGCGGTGGCGAATATTGGGTCTGGGATAGCTCTACCCTCTCGCAGCCCACGATCCCGCTCACCAGCTTCTCTGTCGGATCGATCGACACGATCAGCAACTACACCGTGGTCACTGAGGCAGGCGGGCGCCGTTTTCTCTGGTCAGATATTGCTGACCCGACGACGCTTCCCGCGCTGAACTTTTCGACCGCAGACGGGAAGGACGATCTTTGCATTCGCTGCATGGCGATCGGTGGGCGCCTCTACATCTTCAAGGAGCGCAGCTTCGAGGTCTGGTATGTGACCGGCGATACCGGTGCCAATGCATTCGCGCGTACCGTTGGCGGCGTGATTGATGTTGGTCTGGCGGGGCACGACCAAATTTGCCGGGTGGAAAACGGCGCGTTCTTCATCGGGTCGGACGGGAAAGCTTACCTGACGGGTGACGGGCAGCGCAGCGCAGTGTCAACGCCTGCCGTGAACACTGCCATTGCGCAGGGTGAGGTGGCTTCGTGCTTCACGTTCGAAGACGAGGGCCATTCGTTCTGTGCAATCAGCTTTCGCGACCGGCCCGCATGGGTCTATGACCTCGCCACGCAGGAATGGCATGAGCGCGCCGAGGGGCAGAACCTAGATCCATGGACTGCACGCGTTTCCGTCTATGCCTATGGCGCGTGGACGGTTGGCCGTGATGATGGCGGTCTGTCTCAGCTTGGCCGCACGAATGCGGATCGTGATGAGCCGATGGTACGCGAGGCAACGAGCCGCACGCTTTACGTCGAAGGCACGCGCTTCACGGCTTGGGAAATTGAGTTCTATCCGAAGAAGGGCCGCAGCAATGGCACGATCAGCCTCTTTCTCTCGCCAGATGAGGGGGAGACGTGGGGCCGTGAGCGCACAACTGGCATCGGCCCGGTGGGAAATTACGGGCGGCGCTGCAAATTTGGTCCTCTAGGCCAGTTCGACAGCCTGACGGCGCGGGTTCGGTGGTCGGACCCATACGATACAGGATTAGAGACATCTGCGAGGGTTAGAACATGACGATCAAAGCAGAAAACTACGTCAAGGATGGCGAAAACGGCGTGATGTTTTGGAAGGAAACCAAAAGCATCACGACGATGGAGCAGGCAATCGCTCAAAATGAGTGCTGGTTCTGTGAATATGGCTCACATGCAAGCGGAGCCGAAATGCTCAAGAAGGCTGAAAAGATTCTGAAATGATAACGAAGCCTCTCACGCCGCAAGAGCCAGCCACGCAGCAGGGCGACCGGGCTTCGCAGGAGCTGATCGAGGTCATCCAGCGTCTGCACGAGGCCGTGAAAGATCTGCAGGCGACTGTCGCAGACCATGAAGCAAGAATTACCGCGCTAGAACCATGACAGATCGTAAAAACGCCCTCGCCCAATCGAATGCTCTCGCGGCAATGACGCCGCTTGATAGGTTCAATGCGCTTGCTTTGCGCCCACTTGTTCCGGGCGAGCGAAGAAATAATCATGATGGGTCTTATTCGACGGAAATATTGATGACCGACCAATCTCCTGATGGCGGGGTGATGAACTATCCGTCTCTATGGAAGAGGGGCGATCAATACGTCGAACTCCCGCCCGAAGAAGCATTGAAGAACATGATCCTTCTTGAGCGCATGTTTGGCGTTCGCTTACCGCGCTATGGGTCGGTAGACGCAGCGGTAAACATAGCAAAGCAGACGTCTGCGAATGGCGGCGGGTCCATCGGTCGCTTCTTTACAAACCGGCTCTCGCAAAAGCCGTGATCCGCAAAATAACGGCGGCTGAGGCGCGCCCTTACTTCGACCACCCGACGCAACGCCGCGCCGGGATGATCGACCCTGCCGATCTGCACGACAACGGAATTGAATATTGGGCTAACGGGCCGATGTGCGCAGCCTTCCACGCGGCGCACTGGCCGGGCGTGCTGATGGCTCACCATGGATGCAGGCCAAAAGCCTGGGGAAGCGCAGCAATCCTCGCGAGAGAACTTCTGCTGCATGTCTGGGGCGAGAAATCGCCTGACCTGATCATCGGATGGACGAAGGAAAGCAATCGTGCGGCAGTCGCTATGGCTCGCCGTGCTGGCTTCGTCGTGGACGGAAAACTGAACCTGCCTGATGGCGCGGTTCTGATGCAAAGTTGGAGGCCATAATGCCTATTGGTGCAGTAGTTGGAGCTGTCGGCAGTGTTGCTGGCGGCCTTCTAAGTTCGTCTGCGGCAGGCAAGGCTGCGGATGCTCAAAGCGCGGCGGCAGACAAGCAGATTGCCCTTGCTCGCGAGCAATACAACACGACCCGCAATGACCTCGCGCAATTCCGTGATGCCGGTGGGCTCGGTACACAGGCGTATCTCTATGAGCTTGGCTTAGGGAATGCACCAACCTTTGGCGGCAATCCGGCTGACATCACGACGATCAAAGACACGGCACCGGCACCAGTTGGCATTTTCGGGTCGATCGATCAGGCATTTGCGAACTGGGGCAAAAAAGACAAGTCCAATACCACTACGCGATACAGTGTGAATGGGCAGCTGTTCGACTCCCTGAAGGCCGCGCAAGATTATGCTGCGGCGAACCCGACCGGCGGCTCTACATATGGCGGGTATCAAGAGACGCCCGGCACGCAGTACCTTCTTCAGAAGGGTGCAGACAGCGTGAACGCCCTTGCTGGCTCTCGTGGTGGTCTGGACAGCGGTGCAACCCGTCAGGCACTGCAAGAGAATGCCATGGGCATCGCGAACCAAGGGTACAATACCTATCTGAACCGTCTGGCCGGGCTCTCCGACATGGGTGCTAACGCGGCCAGCATGAATGCGACCAACTCCGCGAACTATGTCGCAAATGCCTCCAACGCGCTCGCCAACATGGGCAACGCGCAATCGGCTGGCTACATCGGCAGCGCGAATGCGATCAACCAAGGCATCGGAAATGCGATCTCGAGCTATGGCTATCTGAGCAACCTGAATAAGCCGCAGTCAAGCTACTACTCGAGCGGCACGGCAGGGCAGGGGATCTGGTAATATGAGCCAGAACGCACTCGCCGCAGGTATCGTGAACACGGCCAATGCACTTGGCATGTCGCCGGTCGATCTCGCGACCATCATGTCATACGAGACGGCAGGGACTTTTGACCCGACCAAAGCAGGTCCGACGACGCAATGGGGGCAGCATCGTGGGCTAATCCAATTCGGTGAGCCGCAGGCGCAGCAATACGGCGTGGATTGGCAGAACCCTGTCGCTTCGCAGCTCGGCCCTGATGGTGCTGTGGCGCAATACTTCCGCGCGCATGGCTGGCAGCCCGGAATGTCCATGCTTGACGCCTACAGCGTCGTGAATGCGGGCGCACCGGGCCGCTACAATGCATCCGATGCGAACAATGGCGGAGCGCCGGGAACCGTGGCCGATAAGGTCAACAACCAGATGGCCGCGCATCGCGCAAATGCAGAGCGCCTTCTGGCTGGATACGGCGGCGAACAGGCTCCGCAACAAGCGCCCCAGCAAGACATGCCACAACAGCAAGGCCAGCCGCAAATGGGCCAGGTTCCGCAGCCCAACCAGATGCAGGCTCCGCAATTCAAGCCACTCCAAGGCTATCAGATGACGCAGAACGCTCTGGCCATTCAGCCGGTGCAGAATCCGCGCTTCAACCAACTCGCGAAATACATGGGGTAAGCACATGGCTTCGATGAATTCCGGCATCATCCTTGCGGGTCAGCCCGTCGATTTCGCTAGCTCGATCGGGCGTGGCATTCAGGCAGCTGGTGCGCAGAACCAAATATCTCGGCAGAATGCGCTGGCGAACCTGTATCAGCAGCAGGGCGCCGGGATTGCGAATGGTGATCCGCGCGCGCTCAACGCACTTGCAGCCTATGATCCGCAGGCGGCGATGCAGGCGAAAGCCACGCAGCAGGACATGCAGCTATCGCAGAAGCGCATGGACGTGCTGAGCGCGCAGGAGAAGCGCGCAGCTGCTGAATACGCGGCGGGGCTGTCTAAAGCGCAGCGCGAGGAGGAGGCAACTAAGATCGAGACGGCGGTTAAGATGGGCATGGCCGCGCAAGACCCGCAGCAATGGGATGCGCTGATGGGCAAGATGGCCCCGGATCTTGTCGGGAAGTTCGATCAGCGCGAGATGCTGGGAAATCGCTACATGACGCTGGCCGACATTCTCAAGCAGCAGCAGGGGCCTGACCCGACGAAAAATGCCCCGAGCGGCTACATGTGGAATGACCCGAAAAATCCGCGGGCAGGCGTCTCGCAAATTCCCGGCTATCAGACGAAACCTGCGGATGATTACGGGCGCTATGTGCAAGAGGAGAATGCGGCAGGCCGCAAGCCTCTCACGCGCCTTGAGTTCGAGCAGGCGAAGAAGGGCAAGGGCTTCAGCTATACGACGCCGGACGGCACGACAATTTCCTTCGGTGGTGGGGCTGATGCCAATTCAGCCCTAAGCCCATCGTCTCCAGAGTCCATGATCTCGAGCATCGATGGAATTCTGAACGATCCAGCGCTTGACAGCTCTACCGGCATCTTCGCACCGCTTCAGAATATTCCCGGCACCCCAATGAAGCGTTTCGGCGCACGCGCCAAGCAGCTTGAAGGGCAAGCGTTCCTGCAAGCATTCAGCAGTCTCAAAGGCGGCGGTCAAATCACCGAGATTGAAGGCCAGAAGGCAACGCAAGCAATCGGTCGCCTCGATACCGCACAGAGCGCAGATGACTATCGAGCCGCACTAACCGAGCTTCGTGATATTCTCGTGAAGGGTTCGCAGCGACCGAAGGGTTGGGCTGAGCAGCAAGGTGCTATGGGGCAGTCAGCAGAGCCGCAAGGTGGGCAGAAGACGCAGAGTGCGCCGCAAGGTGACGTGACAAACATGTCGGATGAAGAATTTCTCAAAACGCTGGGGCTTGAGTAATGGCATCGACCTACGAAGAAATTATGGCGAAGTCGAAAGAGCTATACGGTTCTGGTGATGTCGCTGGTGCAAAGCGGCTTGCGAAGATCGCCCTTGATCGTAAAGGCGCCGCCCAACAGCAGGATGCAGTACCACAGGCTGATATGTCCTTTTGGGGGCGCGTAAAGGATAACGTCATCGGTGTGAACGATGGCATCATGTCGCCCGGAGAAAAGCTTGCTACGGCCCTAAACATGGGTGGCGAGAGCATGACGCTTGGTGTTGTCGGAGATGAAGCTGCTGCAGCAGCGGACTCTCTTATCGGTCGCGGCGACTACGCCTCGCGGCGGGACAAGTACCGCCAAGATGAAAAGCAGTTCAGCAAGGAAAATCCGAAGCTGTCATTCGCAGCACAGGTAGCCCCAGCCTTCCTTCCAGGCATGGGCGCTATTGGCGCCGTTGGCAAGGCGGCTAGCGTCGGAAGCGCAATGCTTCGCGGTGCCCTTATCGGCGCTGGCTCAGGTGCGACTTATGGCTTTATGGAGGGCGAGGGCGGAGTCGCAAATCGCATCAAGGATGCTGGGTGGTCTGCTGCAGCCGGATCTCTGTTTGGCGGTGCTGCCTCTGGTGCTGTTGCTGGGCTGAGCAAAGTCCCAACGATGGTAAAAACTGCGTTCGGAAGGGCGGACAAGCGACCGACAGTCGAGAACCTTCGTGCTGCGAAGAATGCTGCATATAGTGCAGTAGATCAGTCCGGTGAGAAATTCTCCGGAGCAGAAACGAAGAAGCTTTATGATACCGTTTCGTCTGCCTTCAACGATGCAAACTATGTCCCGGAAGTTGACAATGCGTCGCGCGCCGTTCTGTCGATCCTAGACAAAAACGCGGGGAAAGAGTTGAGCGTCAGCAAGCTCGACAAGATCCGCCAAGGACTCTGGGCGCGATACAATGCCGCGAAAGACCAGCCGCACATTCTCGACGCAATCCATGCAATTGATGACTTGATGGAGTCAAAGGCTGGGACGTCTGAGCTAATGGCGACTGCTCGCGCTGCGAACAAGCGCTTTTCGAAGGCGGAGATGCTGGATAAGGCATTTAAGAAGGCTGACGATCAAGTTGCCTCGACGGGCTCCGGCGGGAACACCGTGAACAAGTATCGTCAGGTTGTGACTTCCATCGTCAATGACCCGAAAAAGGCGCGCTTCTTCTCGGACAGCGAGATTGAGCTTATGCGTGCTTTCATTCGCGGTTCGCGCGACGAGAATATCAAGCGCCTGGTGGGGAAAATGTCGCCCAGCGGGAATGGCCTCATGATGACGCTGCACATCCTTGCTGGCGTCGGGACGAATGGCGCAACCATCCCATTCATGGCGCTCGGCTCTGCATCGAAAAAGGCGGCGGAAAAATCCGCACTTCGTGGCGCAGAGGCAATCAAGGATTCTGTGGCAGGATTTGTTCGCCCGCAGCAGATTACTCGGGTTGCCCCCGCCGCGACGGCGACTGCACCACTTTCATACGAAACGCAAAGCGTGCTCCGTAATAGGCTAGCCCCAAGCCCATAAAGTTCCCAACGAGTATTCCTGTGAAATCAGCCGCGAGAGAGCTGACAGAGGCGAGGTATAGCAGGACGGCGCCGAGGGCGACAATCATCATATAGAACAGGGCCCCATTCATCCCCAGGCGCCCTGTTCGGACCTCTTTCCGATGAAAATGAAAACCTATCGCCCAAACGATGGCGATCAGAAGTGTTGACCCGATAGCAAACGGGAACGCGAACGGCGATGACATGTCCATCGCTTGAATATGGCACCTGCGCCGATCTTTTGAAAGATGCCGCGCAATATTCTCTGGTGGTACAATGGCAGATCAACTGAGCTTCGCGCCTCAGCGCGTAATGGACGCGAATGCAACGCCGGTTCCGGGCGCCAAGGCGTATTTCTACAAGACCGGAACCAACATCTCGGTAACGGTCTATCAGGACGCTGCAGGCACCGTGCCGCATGCCTCCCCGGTAGTGGCTGACTCTGCCGGGGTGTTCCCGCAGGTGTTCTCCACGCAGACGGTCAAGGTAAACGTGACTGACTCTAGCGGTGCTGCAGTTGATGGGTTCCCGATCGATCCGGCTCTGATGGTCCCGGCAGGCGGCACTGGCGCGGCGGCGATCAGCTTCAACCCGACGACAGATATTCCATCGACCAACGTACAGGCTGCCATCGAGAAGGTGCAGGCGAACATTGTCGCGCCTCTCGCCGACTATGGCATTGGTGTCACTGGCAACGCAGATACGCTTGCGGACATTGACGCCACCAACATCGCGAGCGGCTTCTATCGCTTCGAGACGGGGGCAAGCGGGACATTCCCGAGCGGCGTTGCGGCAGCAGATGGTGGCGTGGTCTACATCGTTCGCGAGACGGCATCTGCAGCGCATATGACGCTGATCAAGAATGGCGAATCCATCATTCATCACCGAGAAATGTCATCGTCAACGTGGGGAAGCTGGGCAACTGTTGCCAATATCAGCGATGTAGCCTCTGCGGTTTCGGCTATCACGACCGAGACGATCCATGTGCAGCACCGCGTCGCGGCTGGAACGGCGAGTGGCGATTATGCGGGCGGCGGCGTCTGGACGACGCGACCGCTCACCACGGTCATCACGAACACAATCACTGGCGCCTCTCTCGCGAGCAATCAAATTACGCTCCCAGCCGGAACTTACAATGTTCGCGCCCGCTCCCCGATGTTCCGAGTAAATCAAAACACCTCGCGGATCTACGACGTGACGAATGCAGTTACGCTGCTTGAAGGGTCTTCGACGTATTCCAACGACCTTTGTGACTCGAACTCATGGGTTGAAGGTCAGTTTGCGCTGGCAGGAACCGCAGCGATCGCGCACCAAGTCGCTGCAGGTGCGACCAGGACCGGAAATGCCTTCGGTCACTCATCTGGTTACGGCACATATGACATCTATGGCGAAGTAATCATCGAAAAGATCGCCTGACCTATCCCGAAATTCTGAAGACCACGAACCCGCCGCGCGCGGGCTTTTTTATGAGGCAAGCATGACCTGCAACATTACCGGCATTGTTCGCACCCCGGACGGCGCACTTTTCAAGAATGGCACGATTACGTTTTATCGCCAGTCTGGCGTGGGATCGATGACTGATGGCAGCGATTCCTATGTCGTGATCCCGGAAAAGGTGAAAGCCACGACCAACAGTGCGGGCGAGATCAATACGACGCTGACCTATGGTAGCTATCGTGCGACGGCAGAGGGCGTTGAGCGGACGTGGCAGTTTCTTGTCGGCGTGCCGAATGTCTCCACGATTTCGTTTTATGAGTGCGTCGAGCTGATCCCGGAACTGAGCGATACGATCTCCGGGGCGGTGCTTGGTTATAAGGAAGATGCTGAAGCTGCTGCGGATACCGCGACGACGAAGGCTGGCGAGGCGTCCACTAGCGCTGGAAACGCGGCAGACTCCGCAACTACGGCCCAGAAGTGGGCAGCCAACCCCGAAGACACCGAGGTTAGCGGCGGGCTCTATTCCGCGCTGCACTACGCTGCGAAGGCGAGCGACAGCGCCACGGCTGCCGAAGCCGCCGCCCTCACGGCTGACGTCCACAAGGACACGTTCACCGCGCTCGACGCCGCAACCGACATCATCAGCGGGCAGATCGTCTCCGTGGCTGATGGCTTCAATGGGCAGCGCGAGAATGGCCTGATCGTCCCTGCATCCACCTACACCGCAGACGGATCGCTTGTGCGCGATCTCACCGGCATCAGCGGGCAGTGGGTTAGCTATCGGCGTGAGTTTGCGTCTTTTGACGAGATGGTTAATCAGGACCCCCGCACGTTCGCGGCTGGGACGACGCTAACCATTCCGAGTATTGACGCAACTTACTCCACTGTGGCCACATCTGGCAACCTCGGACAGACGAATGCAGGCGGTCAAGAGTTTGATGTCGTACCGAAAGGTGGTGAGCTTCTATTGCCTTGGTTCGGCGCACCGTCTGATGGTGTCTCCGATTGCTGGGCGGCTTTGTCCGCAGCAAAATCTGCCGCAATAGCGAACTCTTGCACTCTGCGATTGCCTCTTGGCGCATCAAGCGGAACGTATTTTATCGCTCAGGCATCACAGTCCTCGCCTGACCTATTTGGAGTTAGACTTGCGGCTGATCCGGGTGTCGTGTTGTCAGTGTATGACATTGCATTTGTTAACTACAAGGCATGGCAACTGGAAACTGAACTCGATCTATATGTCCAATCTCGCAATGTTCACCAGTATCTCCTCCCGAATACTGCTACTGAGCATCAGCTTATTACGCTGGCGTCATCTCTCGGTATTAATGACGGCATAACTTCCCCTGAGGCAATCGACTTCACAACTTGGGAACAGCGTAAATACGCGACGTGGCCCAGTAATGTTTGGTCATCTTCGACAACTGGCACTGTAGACTCTACGTCAGTGTCTTATGCCATAGGCGCTGTTACTAGCCCCTTCGATGGTATTTTTGGAAACCCAGAAGTCGGGAAGTATTACAGCGCTTCCTTTGATGTTCCCGTTACTGGAGCTGATCCTGGCTCAGCAGTCGCGGGAGTGATTGTGCAGTGTGGCACCTATGTTTTTAGATTTGCTCTTTATAACACGGCAACTGCAATACGCTATGTAAACGTATACCAGTGGGATGGATCAACATACACTAACATTACGGGGAATATTTCGGTTCCCGTAGCAGGTTACGGTATCCAATCTCTGTCTGTACCTACGGTTGGTGTTAGATTTGTGACGGCAGAGAATTTTGAGTTCTACGTGAATGGGTGGAAGGTAGCTTCTGTTCAGTCCAATCCGGGCAATGCCGCATTTGGTGTTGGCTTTGTACTTAGCAACTCGACGAACTCTGTCGCTTCCTCAATTAATAACGGGACAGTAGCTCGTGCAGACTGGATGCCATCAGGGAAAAAGCTCAAGCTGAGCTATATCGGTGATAGCATTACCTTTGGCGCAGCACAAACTTTACCGTTCCCTGATTTGCTACCTTATCTGATCAAGGGGTATGGGTATGCAGATGTAACCGTCGTTCAGAATATCGCATATCCCGGCGACAAGGCTGCAAATCAAGCCACGGCTGCTGCCTCTGCTGATTTCTCAACGTCTGACTATGCTCTAGTTATGGTCGGTACGAATGATATTCAGGCGCAAACTTCAATTTCTAGCTTCCGCACGAGCGTCGAGAGTATCATTTCTTCGGTGCAAGCTGATGGGGCTGTGCCCATCATCGGTATCCCGCCTATGTACTCAAGCACTGCAATTACAGGCGCTGGGTTCAACGCACTGAACTACGCCCTAGGCGGTAGGTATCGCACAGAGCTTTTGCGGATTGCTGCGGAAAACAATTTGGTCGTAGCAGACATGCAGTCTGAGTTTGGCATTATCGACTCTGTTCGCAGTACTACCTTTGATAACTTACATCCTAACCAACTTGGTAGTGTATTGGCTGCCCGGGCATATGCAAAGGCTATCTTGGCCGCTGACAGTGCAACGCGGGTTGACCACATTGGAGAGAGCGGGTCTGCTTTGATGGGTGGATATCGCGTCGAATGGCGGTCATCTCTCCCAGCATCCGGGTATTACCGCATTGGCGATACGATCATCAATACTGCACCTAGCGTACTCGGGACGTCAGGAAGTCAGTACATTATCGACAGATGGCGCAGGATCACCAATGGCAGGGGAAATGTTCTCAATACTGATTGGGTTGAAGCGCGCAGCTTGACCGGAACCTAATTACCAGCGGCCCCGAGGTGAGCGGACACTCGCCCCGGAGCCTAACCACCAGCCAGAACGAGGTCTGACGGATGGCTATGAGCAAAGAGATGGGGATTCGCCCCGGAGAGCAACAGATCACGCGGGGGCAATTGTGACACACGAAGACTTCCGCCCCCGCATTGAGAACAGCGACAGGGGGATTACGCTGAACAAGTCCCTAGCTTGGAGCATTCTCGGCAGCCTTGTCGGCGCGGGCATTTTCATCGGCATGAATCTTGCTGGGCTTGAGAAGACATCAGACGACAATAAGACCCTTTCCAGAGCGAATGAGATCCGCATCCGCGCCATTGAGACGCAACAGGCGCGCCAGGACGAGAAATTCAACAACATCCTCGGGTATCTCACGCGGATTGATGCGCGCCTAGAGCGGATTGAACAGGGGAAGTAACTAATGAACAAGAAGGCATTCTACGCCTCGCTCCGCACACGCGGAAGCGGGGTCTTCGGCACGTCTCTCACGCAAGGGCAGGTGGACGGGATCGAGACGATCCTTGCTGCAGCGGCTGGCCTTCCGATCAGCCATGTCGCCTATCTTCTGGCAACCGCCTACCACGAGACAGCGCACACGATGCGCCCCGTGCGCGAGACGCTGGCCAAGACGGACGACGAAGCGATTGCGCGTCTCGAGTCCGCGTGGAAGGCGGGCAAGCTGAGCTGGGTGAGCAAGCCCTACTGGCGCCGAGACTCTGACGGCAAAACGTGGCTGGGCCGGGGCTATGTGCAACTCACGCACAAGGCCAACTACAAGAAGGCCAGCGACCTGACCGGCGTCAATCTTCTCAGCAATCCTAACCGCGCCATGCAGCCCACCGTAGCCGCGAAAATCCTCGTGGATGGATGCGAGTCTGGCATCTTCACCGGAAAGAAGCTGAAGGACTACCTGCCCGACGATTGTGTGGGCGCGCGGCGCGTCGTGAACGGAAAAGACCGTGCAGTGATGATCGCAGGCTATGCGCACGCATTTGCGGTCGCTCTGAAGGCGGGCGACTACAAGCAAGTCGAAGCGGATATCCCCAAGGCGCACGATAGCGGCCTCGGCGCCATCATCGCAGAAATCATCAAGGCACTCGTCGCATTCTTCGGAGGCAAGAAATGACCAACTGGGCACCCGTCGTTACTGGTTTCTGTAGGTTCTGCCAGACCTGATGTTTTCTATGACGCCCTGCGCGATGCCAAAAGATAAAGCTATAGCCCATGCTGGACCGGGCATTCCCCTGATTACTCTGACCTGTTCTTCGCTCAGAAATGAGTTCCCATTTCTACTCCCACTGCACAGAGTTCCGGCTACCGTCTTGTCTTTTTCATTTTCTTTAGCGCAAGCCCACCGCAAGTGATTAGGGTTTATGCATAATCTGCTTTTGCATTTTACAGGGTCATGCGCTGCATGAACTTTGTTTCTAGGCCAGACACCAGTTTTTAATGAAAGCGACAACCTATGAGGGGTTGTATTCCTTCCTTTATATCTTACCAGACCATATCCGCTGACTTGCGAAGCGTTGAATGGCCAAATGATGCATTCGTCGCTGTTCGATTTAACGGCATCCTTGACAAAGTTTAATGGCAAACCTGTAGGAGTCCTGCCTGCAGTTGGAGATCCGTTTCTGCGATTTCGCATATAATGCATCGTGCAGAAACCTAGTCGGTCCTTAGGGCGGCTGCACCCAGCCACAGAGCATATTTGTTCCATGTGTCCATTATACTTCGATACGCAAGAAAGGAAATAAAAATGAATAACCAGTATGCGCCGATAGCTAGAATAGCCCTGCGCTACGTTATCGGCGGCATCATCGGGGCTGCGCAAGCTGACATGCTGGCGGGCGATCCTGATCTCGTCACCGTCCTCGCTATGGCTATCGGCGCGCTTGTTGAGGCACTGTATGCGATTGCGAAGAAGAAGGGGTGGGCAACGTGATCTGGGCCAAGGTCTTCTCATGGCTCACAGGCGGCGTCGTGGACAAGGTGATCGAAGCCTACGCCAAGAGCAAAGACGCACAGACCGAGCAAGAGCGGATTGCGGCGCAGGTTGAGATCGAGCAGCTACGCCAGCGGCAGGCGAACCTTGCGCTTGGCGGTCGCTTCACCAGCGTTGTGCAGTTCCTCTGGGCGGCTCCGTTCATCGCATTCAATGCCAAGCTCATCATCTGGGACAAGATGCTTGGCTGGGGCGTCACTGACCCCCTCAGCGACAACCTGATGACCGTGCAGAGCCTGATCGTCGGGTTCTACTTCGGATCGGCTGCCACAGCGCGCGTCGTGCGCTCGTTCCGCAGTTAATCCGGCCTGCATCCCATAAATCGCAAGCGAAAGCACCTGCACATGATCAACCTAGACGACTTCCGCGAAGAGCACGCGGAGGCCCTTGATGCTGCGTCCGAATTTTCGCGCCGGGCCAGAAAGGGTTTGCCCAGCGATCGATGGGCCACGCAACGCCAGCTCCACCTCGTCGCGAAAGGTATCGATGCGATGAACCAGATCATGGCGATGCAACGAACTTTCCTAGAGGCAATCGTGAGTGAAGAGTATGCCGATCGAGACGGTTGATGCCGAGAAGGTGGAGCAAGAGCGCATAGAGGCTGCAAAGCTCCGCGCGGAAGGCCTCAGCCAGTATGAGATAGCGGAGCGCATGGGGCTTACCCGTCCAGCGGTTCAGCGCAGGCTCAAGGCCTATGACAAGTGGAACGATGCAGACCCGGCAATCCGCGACACGGCAAAACAGGTCGGGCTTGTTGATGTGTCCCGGCTTAAGCACTACTGGGACAAAGTGCCGCTCGAGAATGGGCGCACTGTCTCCGCGTTCATCAGCAATAACGTGACCGACACGACGTCTCTGCTTGATGACGTGGCCACAGCTTTCGAAAGCATCACACCATACACTCCCGCGCATGCTGAGAAGATCGGCGGCGACTTCTGCACGGTCTACCCACTCTATGACATGCATGCCGGGATGTTTGCATGGGGCCGAGAGACGAGATCGCAGGACTATGACCTAAAGCTGATGAAGGCTGACCTTGTGCGCTCAATCGACCGCGTGTCTGCCATGTCACCGCCGAGCGATCATGCAGTCGTCATCTTCGGCGGAGATACGATCCACGTCAACGACGCGAAGAATGAGACACCCGGATCAGGTCATAAGATGGATGCAGATGGGCGCTATGAGAAGATCATAGACATGACCATCGAGGCGATCACGGATGCGATTGAGTTGCTTGCATCGCGCCATGCCAAAGTCAGCGTGTATGTGATCCGAGGCAACCATGACGAAGACAGCCATGTTGTTCTGAAGGCTGCGCTCAAGCAGCGGTATCGCCAAGACGACCAGATTGACTTCCCGACGCTCGACCAGTGGGACAAGTCCGAGATCTATTGGATCAGGCACGGCAACAGCCTGATTATCATTCACCACGGCGACAAGTGTAAGCCAGAGCGGCTGGCGATGATTGCCGCCGACAAATGCCCGTATTGGTCCGAGACGACGCACCGCGTGATCCTGACCGGTCACTTGCATCACCTTAAGGTGCAGGACTTCCCAGGCGTCACGCATTACACCCTGCGCGCGTTCTGCCCGCCGGATGCTTACGGCGCGATGTTCGGCGGCATCCGTGGCCTACAGGCGATGACTTTCTGCCGCCTCAAGGGGCTTGTGCTGCAGGCCCATGATCCAATCGACAGGGCGGTCTAATGAAAAGCAGCCTCCACATATACCAGAACCGCACCCCCGTCGCGATCCTACCAGAGGCCACAGAGGCCCGCACATGGCACGTTGGCGCTGATGGGCTGCGCGTGTATCAGGCGGGCGTGTGTGTGGCGGTTATCCCGCGTGCGCAGCTTGGTGAGCTGATCTATCAGGTGGCGCAGGCGCTGCGGTGATAGAAAAGCCAGGCCCTTTGGGTCTGGCTTTTCATAGACTTCAACTAATATTGCCGGGCGGCCTATGTAATGCCCGTAGATTGTGGAACCCACACTATCGCACAAATGCTGGACCTTTTCAAGGCATGATTGACCTGATCTGCGACATATCATAGGCGCTGCGGTAATCACTTCCTGCGCTCATGCTTCTACAGCACGACCTCGCGCATCACACGCTTTCTCACAGACCGATAGGCGTGCGGTACGAAATCCCACGCAACGATAGCAATAACCAATGCGATCAACACATATGCGGCGATAAGCATCCGCGCACCTCCTGAAAATAACCGTTCAATTCAGCCGTGATAGCGTCTCGGAGGCGCGTCTGTCTAGGGAGCGTGTGCGACGGGGATGAGCTCGTCGCACAGGGGGTTAGGCGTTTGGCCATCGTAATACCTATAGCCATCTCTTCATTGCTCCTAACATTAGCTCCTAACATTAGAAGCTAAGCATCCCGACGTCACGCATCATCTGCCTAAACTGGCTTTGCTTGCGATATTCGGCAGCCTCTTCGCTCTCGCTTTCTCCATTTATAGCTTCCGCAATAACCTCAATCATTGCGCGCGCTACCTCATAGTCTACACGGTCAGCGACCAGAATTGATGCGCCCTGAGAATACAGCTTGATGCCAGTGGAAAATGGATCAGGCAGATCTCCAGCATAAAGCATTTGACCGTTTCCCAGCCCTACGCTAATTCCGCAATCTGCCATTCCTGAGTCGTCAGAGCAGTGAGCGACAAGCCTACCGCGTTCATAGAGTTGTGGTGAGTTACCATCTATTTGCTCACGTTCATCGTCCGCCATATCTCTCTCCTTTCGAGTTGGACAGCCGCCAAGCGATTGATCTGCTAGGCGCTTGGACTTTTCCCCATGACCTCCTCGTGCAGTTGCTGTGGCGTTTCGAAGCCCCATTGGAGCTTGTAAAGGCGTCTGTAATCATCGCTATCGCGATCAACAACTTCGCGCTCCCACTTCGGGAAGAACATGCTGTTGTCGCCGGTGAATATGTATCGCTCTCGGTGAACGTCATCGCTACCCTCGTCTTGCCAGTGGTGAGTAATGTCGCATTTCAGCGTGTTGAACACAGCGACAACCCAGCCGCGCGGCGGAGACCATGCAGTCTCGAAGGTGAGCACGGTATCACCGCCGTCTTGGCGCAGGCTATCGTCGTTCAGAGCATAGGCATTCCATTCCGTACCCCACGTCGCCCTTGCTGAATCGAGATGTGTTCCGGGGGACGCTCGTTGATGGTCAAGGCCCGCACTGCCCAGCCAAAAGTTCAGCGGAAGCGGCAGAAGTTTCTCAAAGTCGATCACCCGATCTTCGCTAGAGGCGATAGCGCGGACATCTTCATGATTTACTGAGTGCAGACGGATTTCGTTTACAATGTGGTTTGGCATGCTTTTCCCTTCTTCTACTGTTTCGAGTTGGACATCCTTCACCCAACCAATTGATTCCTTATGCGTTCCACAGTTGGACATTCCCGGCGCAGCGCGTTGATTTCGTGTGGAAAGCGGCTGTCCTGCCGGGACTGCCAGTTTTCCTGCACCGTTAGGCGTTCCTGCCGCCGCCTTCGTCGTGATCCCAATATGACATGTCTTTGTCTGCAAGCTCAGCGGCTCCAGCATCGGACCAGTCAAAGTCACCGCCGCCAAATTCTTCATCCGAGGATTGCATGAACGCAAGAGCCGCCTCTATGGCGTCGTTATCACCCAATAGACCGCGCATCTTGTAGCGACGGACCATCCCCATAAGGAAGGTATCGACGGTCACCTTCACTGGGTAAAGCGGTGGCCCTAGCACGCGCGCCTCAGCCTGCCAGACAATGACCTGAGGCGGGGTGCGCGGGACATCCGAGAGGTAGACTTTCGGTTCCTTCAGATGCTCATGCAAGGTTAGGCCGTCCAAAGACGCGGTATCGCCGTCGACCGCGTTGGTTTTCTGCCGGTTGAGGATACGGGCCACTGCGTCCGACGCAGGCTGGCGCGTTGGTTTCGGCTTGCCATACTTCACCGGGCGATCCCCTAGGATGGTCCAGCACTTGCCACAGACCCACCCATCTACGAGAGCTACATGGCCACCGTGCAGATGTTCGCAAGGCTCCTTCAT